AGATACGCACCAGGAGTTGATGGGGATGAAACCAAATCAAAACAAATAAGTTCAAAATCATCCTGCACTTCATTTTGATCTCCTTTTTTAACTAACGAACCAACACCTCTTGAGGATACCCCCATAGTTACACCTTGTCTCATCATGTTTGCAGCAATATCACCCTTTGATGATACTATACCTCTTTCATGAAATCCTGGTGTAGTTAATAGTTTTATTTTACCCATCAAAACATTATCTTCCCACCAAACATCAGTAATAAGATGTGCAACTCTATCTAAATCTATAAGAGACGATTCGGGGTGGTTTAATTCTGATATAGACATACCACGATTAATCATTTCTTTATATTTTTCGGTTTCTCTTTTTAGGATTTTTTCTGGATAAATTCTTCCGTTTCTATTTGGAACTCCATATTTTTGAAGTGTGGCGTAAAAAACAAATGGTTTAGAATGGTCTAATTGACCATAGGATTCCTTTATAACTTGACTGTTTCTAAACTCATTTGGGTTTATAATTCCTGCATCCCACTCAACTAAGATACCTTTCCCACTATCATTTGGTCCTAATATTTTCATAATACTTTTTTATGATAAATATTCACTAAGTTCCGTTTCTTTATTTTTTGTTTTACTAAGTGTAAAATACTTTGAGTTTTTTAAATCATCAAAATAAACTGATGTAATAATTTTTTTAATTTTAGACCTTAAAATTAATGATTTAAAATCAATCGTTTTATCGTGAACAAATAAAGTCATTTCTAAATTCAAAAAACTTTTTTTATTTTTTTGAATTCCGCTTGTTCTTAAATCTAAATCCACTATTTGTTTTCTTTCAAATGTTGTAAAATCAGCAACCTCTAATAACGTGTGTTGAATTTGTCTTTTTATTAACCCCGTTATTTTTGTCCAATTTTCTTCATCTGTTATGGGTTCTATCCAAGTCTGTAATACAATATAAATTGATTTTAATTCTTTTGAGTCGACCGTTCCATAGTGACATTTTGCATCATCAAAAACATTTAATTTTGATGTTTTTCCTTTTTTCATTCTTCATGACTTACAAGTTTATTTTTTAACAATTATAATAAAAAAAATAAAATTTGTCAAAATTTAAAAAAATGGTTACTATTTATATTGTAAAACCAAAAAAATTTATGATTATAATTGAAGTAAAAAATGAAAAGTCTATTGAACAGGCGTTAAAGGCATATAAATTTAAAGTTTATAAAACAAAACAAATTCAAAAACTTCAGGAAAGACAAGAATACAAAAAACCCTCCGTAAAACGAAGGGCCGAAATTAAAAAAGCTCAATACAAACAAAAGAATCAATTAGATTCTTGATTTTTGTCCTTTTTTCCAAAAATCTTTTCTGTTGACGTAAGACCCAAACATCCGAACGCTAACATAGCAACAGCATTTACTAATGTGTCAGATGGTTTGATGTCTCCATGACTGTAACTATTTACATACAAAGTGATACACAACGAAACACCACATAAGATTCCTATAAATCTTTTTGACGAAGCGTTACCATCACTGTCCATAAATAACATAGAAGCCTTACTAAAAAATTTTTTCATAGTCCCAAACTTAATTTTTTTAGTTTATAATAATCATAATGGTTGCATTTTGCTTCCATTACTTTATTGATTGTTTTATCAATAGCACTTTTAATTTCTTTATCTGAAGATTCATTTATTGAAACTTTTAAGTTATCTAAAACAAAGTTTTTAGTCTTTTCAAAATTCTCTTTTAATTCTTCACCACTCAGTGATAAAATTTGGTCAAGTTCTTTTTTATCATTTTCATTTAAATTACCCAATTCTTTTTTCAAATTTTCATTTGCAATTTTAACAATAGAAGATATTGGTAAATTTACACTCTCTGTTACAGGTTTTTTAACTTCCTCTTTTGTTATAATGTTTTTAATATTTTTTTTAGACTCAAGAATTGATTCAAGGTTTCTTATACCGTTACTATAAATTGCATTATCAATATCTGAATAATCGTTATCTAAATTTTTATTCCATGAGTTTATCCAGTAATTAATGTCTTTTAAACGTTTTGTTTGACTTTCGATTAAAACTTGTGAGTATTCGATAGTTTCATTTATATAATCATTAGCAATATCAGATGGTATTCCTTTGTTAGATGACAAATCATCGTAGATGTAATATAACTCAGATAAATCTTTATTTTTTAAAATCAAAGAGTTAAATTCAAAAATAAATCTTTTAAACTCCGAGTTTTTAGCCAATTCAATCGCAGTTTTCTCTATTTTTGTCTTAATGGTTCCAAATGTGTTCATAATATTTTATTTATAAATATCACTTATCAATTAAATCTTTCAATTTTTGATCTATTTGGTCTAAACTTAATCTTCCTTTTGATAAATCCATAAAGTCTCTACCGTTAAAAAGATTTTCTTCTAATAGTAAATCTAAGTCTTTTCTTACTAATCTCTCAGGAGTTAACCCTCCCCCTTCAGGTGTTGGTGGTGGTGCGGCTTCGCCCCCACCTGCCATATCAGGTGATGGTGGTGCTCCTCCGGCTTCTGCACCACCTGCCGGTGCTTCACCTGCAGGCTCACTATCCTTTTTACCGTATAAATTATCTATATTATCAAATAATCCTGTTTTAGTAATAACTTCAGCGGTTTTTGCAAGTTCGGCCGCCACTGCTCTTTCTACTCTTTGTTGTTGTATGTCTAACCTAATTTCTTCATCAGAGAACCCTAATATATGTTTCTTAGCCCAAGATGCTGATACAGGAGCAACGCTGTTAGCAATTTCTGCACATGCATCTTTGTAAAGAGTTATTTTTTCTTTCCATATTTCTAATGAAAGTAACTCACCTTGTTTAGATGGATTATTTAATGAAATACTAAAATTAGTTAATTCATCTTCAAACCCCAATAAAAATAAATGAATAATTGCAATTTTATTTAATTCTGCAATCATGGATTTTTGTATTCTATTAATTGTTCTTGCAAATCTAATATCAAGTAACGATAAATTTTTACCATCACCAACGGCCTCTTCAAAACCTAAATATGCTTTTGGTATTCTTAATGCTGTAACAAGTTTTTTCTGTATGTATTCAATATCCGCAATTTCTGCTAAGTTAGCGGCACCAGCCAATGTTGTAATTGGGTCAGGGGCCGCAGCATCTCTAACAGGAATAAAATAATCTTGGTCAACCGCTAATTGATTATATCTCATATCTACATTTCCTGTTTTTGGGTCTGCAATTTGATCTCTTTTAAATTTACCGGCAACTCTTTGTACATACGCATCAACATCCTTATCATCCATGTTACCAACAAAAACTTTAAATACTCTTCTTTCCGGTGCTCTAGACACCCTGTATATCAACATCGCATCTTCACATAAAAGTAATTGTTTCCAAATACGTCTTGCTTTTTCTAACATAGAAGTACCATAAGGTAATTTTCTATCGTCCCCTAAAATTCTAAAATGACCAATTTCCCAAGTGTTGAATTCCATGTTTTTTTCTTTCCAAACAAACTTTAACGCATCGTTTTCCATTTCTTGCGAATATTTGTCGGGTTGGAATCTCATACCCTTTTCTAATCTTTCAATTTGAATGTTTGGTAATTGTTGGCATCCAACAATACCGTTTTCTGGGTCAAGTTTTAAGTATATAAAATTATCACCGAACTTACATGTGTTTCTTGTCCACATAGGTAAGTTAGTGTTAATGTCTAGTTTGTTTGTAAATAAATCAGTTAATACTTGTTTTATTCTTTTTGATTCAGAATAAACTTTTAAAATAAGCCCATCTTGATCGGGTGTTGTAGATTCTTCGGCATATATATCTAATGCCGCTGAAATCTCAGGAGTATATTCCATAGATTCATAATCATAATATGATGCCATTCTTGTTGGTTCATAATAAACCGCCTGTTGGTATAAATTACTCTCTACTTTTTGCCATTGTTTTCCAATATATAATGATTGCTGAGCTTGTAACTTTTCATTTTCATATTCCTGTTTATTTGTTGTCTTTAATAATTCTTGTTTATCAAATTTAAAAACAGGTGGTTGTTGATCCAAAGTGGAGTTTGGTCCGAAAACCTTACCCAACCTTTGCCAAACGGTTAATTTTTCTTGTGCCATATTTTTTTATTTTAAAAATAGTTGGAGTTAAAATAAACTAAACTCTTTTTCCTCCGAATAACCATAAATACTTTTCATAATCACTTTTAGTTACTTGGTTATTTGAATAGTCGTGAAAACCGGTCGTTGCTGGTATACCTGGATTATAGTTTATTGACGAATCTTTATAATCTCTTTTATCTGTTGTCCACGATTCTAACATAACTTTTGCTTGTTCAGTTGCCTTTTCTAATTGTGCGAACGAAGTTTCACCGACGTAAACGGCCATAGCAAATGCCATGATTAAATCATCGTGTTGACCTTTTTGGTGATCAGGTCTTCCATTTACATAAACAAATGTGTTTAACTCATTAAATAATCTTTGTGATTTTAATGAAAAATCAAACCTTAACGCTTCTTCAAACGCTTGTATTATTAATACTCTTTTTGAATTAAAATTGATTCCAGGGATTTTGTCTTGGTTTTTTGGATCCCATTTCCATTTATCTGCCGGATTTACACCATCCACATAAAGATTTTTATAACCAAGTTCTTGTAATTTTCTTGATGTAGAAACACCCATCCCACCTGTTATATCTGTTACAATAAATGCGTTATACATAGTCGCCCATTTAAATGCGATTTCTGCTAAAATATCAGGAGGAACCTTACCTATGTATTCTAACACCTGTTCTCTTGCATCAAAATCAATAATGGATAATGTGCTAAAATCTTCACTATCCCCTCTTGATACATCGACACCCATTATGTATCTGTGACCGGCAACAGGTTCTTTCCATTGCCAAAGAGCACCGCCCATAAATTTATTTTCAGGTTCTCTAATATGTTTTTCTTTAATTTTTTTCATGGTTTCTGCAGGAATAACATTATCCCCTGAACCTAAAAAGTTACACTCTAATTCTTGTGATATTTTTCTTTTATCAAACTTTAATTTTTTGGCCATGGATTCAAACCAAGAACTATAAGCTTTATATCCTTCGTTTTCTATTCTTTGTTTTATTTCTTCAAAGTTTCTTTCACTAACTTTTATATCACCATAATCTATAGTTATTTCATTGTCTATGTAATCACCTCTATTTAACATATAATGAACAATATCATCACATTTAATTAGTCGTAAATCTTTAGAGTATCTTGGATCTCTAAACCAATACATTTCAGTAATTCTAAAGTC